CAATGCGTCATAACCTACGTCAGGAGCTACGTCCACGCTATCGTTATTCTGCGTAAGCGTGACTGTTTTGGACGTTTGTATCGTGGGCGTAGGTACGTTTACATTTAGCGTGACCTTGCTCATTACGTTATAACCTTCGTCAGGCGTAACTTCTATACCTGTACCGTTTGATGTTATTGTTACGTTCTTATTTGCTTCTACTACGTGCGGGTCAGGCGGATCAGGAACATTAACAATTACGGTTCCCCATCCATCATAACCTATGCCTGCTGTATACGGACCACCATTCTGAGTAAAAGTATAATCCCTAAGTACAGGCTGAACGTGAACATTTACTTTACCTGCACCTAAATATGGACTTGGAGGCACTTGATTATCTCCGTTCTGTGTTATAGTCCAATTATCCGTAAACACCGTATATATGCTTGGAACTGTAACCTCTGAGAGTCCGTATGCTCCTTGCGGTGGTGTTATTGTTTGTTCGCTCGTAGATAATTCCACCGTTGCATGATTAAGTATGGCCTGAGGTATGGAAAATGAGCTGAATCCTTTTATGTCAGTGTCAGGTCCGTATATCTTTTCAGGAGTTATGATCCATGATGCACCTAAATGAATTCCTGCGTCTTCCAAATCTTCTAAAGTCACGTCAGCCAGTATGTTATTGTAACCTTGTACGCTGACGTTAGAATAGCCGTAGTACCCATCATCGGCCGCAATATAGGTTTTAACATTCGGCGTAAGAGGTACAGATAAAGACCGTAGGTTCGACTTTGGTACCCTTACTTCGCCGATACCATCAAAACCAACGCTCGGCCGTATAGTTTGTGCCTCATCATTCAGGACCACTTCTATTGTCTCGAGTTTTCCTGATGGCGGTACATTTATTTCTATACTATCAAAACCTATGGCTCCCGAAGGCGGTGTATATGTTCCGTTCTCTGTGAATGATGCAGATATAGTAACATTGTCGTCATTAAGTGTTTGCAACGTACCGTCATCACGTAAGAACGTAACCGACTTGATATTGTCCGTAAGCTTGTCTACTTCGAACTTGTGTATAATTGCATTGGTCATAAGTCGAAAAAACCTCCTTCCACTAACTTACTCACTAGACTCGGCCAACTACTAAGTTTGTTTTGATATGAGCTGAGTTGTCCTGACGGAACGTGAATCTGCTGTAAGTTCGGACAGTTATAAAACGGTTGAGCATTAAAAGTAGGAGCCGACGTAGTTCTAAAATATACGTGACGTAAGTTTGGGCACCCACTGAAAAAACCCGCAGGTGAATACTTTAAGTTGTCGTATAAATATAGGTATGTCAGGCTAAATCCCGCACCTAAGTTAGCATCCCATCCGATATAAGTGTCATCTGAACGTAAGCCAATAACTTCTGCTTTTAAATCACCATACGTAGATATAACTGTGCTTAAGTAGTTCAAACATCCTGTATATGATCCTCTATATGTATCCGTACCGCTATTGAGCTGAAAGAATAATGCTCGTCCTTGAACCGCATAGGGTGTTGGTGTCATACCATAGCCCCTTGTGAATTCCTGTAAAACTTCTGCCGTCTCTGTCCCATCAAAACATATAACTGGTGCGGGTCTAATATCCTGTGATGCATAAGCTTCGTAAAAATATGGGGATGCAGTAATAACCTGTGCCGGTGTCAGTAATCTTACATAAAATAACCCATCATTAGGATCAGCACTCCATAATACTGCTCTGTTTAACGTTCTATTATTACTATACGCCCTGTCGAAATCAACCGAATATACTTGACTATAGGCTCCGGCATGTATATTAATATCAAAAGTAGAATTATATACTGACCATGGAATCGGAGTTGTATAAGATGATATTTCGTATGTACCACTCTCATTCCCAATCGTCAGAAGTTCATTAGAGCTCCATACTATTTTATCATATGACGAATTAGCTGCTGCCGTAGGTGCTGGAAGTGGCGTTCGTGTATCTGTAACTGACTTTATGCCTGCATAGCCCGATGAAGGTGCCAATGTTGTAAAATCAGAACTTATCGTAACGTCTTCTAGTGTACCACTCATTGTCATAGATGATACTAACTTATCAGAAAAGTCTAGTGTAACGCCTTCTTCTAATGTAGTCGGATCTGTGAACGTATATGATTGCGTAACTGTGTCGGCCGTAACGTCAACCTGTCCTAACAAATTACCTTCATCAGGCTCTACGTGTACCGGGAAATCGGTTAACGCATCCACTTCTACTGACTTATCTTGTATACTCACGTTATCACTAGCCACCTCAATCGTTCCACCTTTCCAATGATATACACCTGGTAAGTAGATCCGAAGTATGTCCGAATTATCACTTAAGTGTAACCAACGTGAGTACCCATCTTTATCCTTAACTTGTATTCTCGTAGGTAAGGAATTTAGTTCGTCATACTCAAATCCGATAACGTCCAAATTCGTCTTACCTGTTCCATCTCTATTTATTGCCATGTTTAAACCTCTCTATCAATCTATGTATGCACCTATGTTAGCCCTACGTAAGTACTTTCAGTATCTACATGGAGCTTGCTGTTGGTGCATATGTAGATTGTTACGTTAGGTTTTATGTTCGGTATGTCGTAAGTGCTTTGAGCCACGTCATTTGCGTAGGTGTGGACGTTTGATCGATTACTATATACACCGTACTTCCACTTACGTCACCATCAAAACGTATAAACTTCGCAGCCACTACATCAACGCCTAACTTAAGTATATTTACCGTCGCTGCTGATCCTACTAAAGTTTCTGTAATACCCCATCCTAAGGCCTCTGCTGAACTTAAGTATAACGCATAAACTTCGTCTGATGAAGTAAGCGTAGATGGATCAAGAGGCATAGTCATACTTGCATCGGAAAAGAGTATTAATGCCTGCTCTGTATCTATACTCGACTCATCCTCGTTTCCAGTAGTTCCTTTACCGGCATTATAAACTGGTATAGTATCATTAAGCGTTATAGTTACTTTCTTCATCGCATCATATCCTTCGCTCGGAGTAATTTCTGCTGATGTCGATATAGTAACAGTCTTGTTGTTTTCTAGTTTAACGTCTGGACCACTTTTGATTTCATATGTTTTATTATCTATCGTCGTCAGAGAAGCTAAGTCCCCTGCAATGTTTGTCTTAAATTCTTTTACGTTTAAGTTTGTCATATATACCTCTATTAAGAATATGTTTGTGTATTCCATCCACCATTAAGAGTATCCGCAGCTGCATATGTCGAGTTGGCAGTAGTAGAAGAATAACTAGAACTGAATAATGCTGTTGTACTAGTAGAATTTAGAGGAGAGCAATAAATCATGGCATAACAACTACTAAAACCATACCCTGTTCCTGAATCAGACAGGCCTCTTCCTCGACACTGAGAAACTTTTACACATGAATAAAATCCTCGTGCAACGCCTGAGCCTGAATGAACATCAGCTGTGCAATTAACAAGTTGGGCATCATTTGAGAACCCATATCTATTACTGCTGACAGTAGCACCAGAATCTATACTAAGTATCACAGAACAATTAGAGCATTCCATAGTGCTTGCAATTCCATAAAGTACACCATTAGTAGACCTATTTATATTAACCAAGCAATTAGTCACCCAGTTGCAATTATAGAATCCATACATTGTATTCGTGGATATTGTGGAATCTATTCGTCCTGTAACAAAACAACCGTCCAGATAATAACAAGCCCTAAATATAGTTGCAGTTGTGTAGCTTGAAGGGCCACTCCAAAAACCTGAGCAGTTTGTCAAGTTATAACAACTTTCAAAACCCCATGGTCTGGAGTTCTGTGTTTCAGCATAACAACTATACATATATCTGCACTGATAGTAGGTAGAATTATAACTTCTCCCCGCACTAACATATCCCTTGCAATCGTACATGTGAAAACAAAATCCGAATGCACATGTTTTAGAATATGAGTTGGCTGATGTTCCTACTACTGTTCCTGTACATGAGTGTAGATTACATAGTCCGTAGAAACTATAGAATGTTCCATCAATAGAAGAAGCCCCTGCTAAATATGTAACTCTAACATTAACACCGAATATATATCTATCACTCTCTGGGTTTGTCCCTATATCTGTATTGGTTTTAGAACTCCGAAGAAAACCGTTATGAGCTGTGTTAAAAGTGGAACTACTTACGTTTAAGCATTGGAGTAAAGAACCCGATTCCCCAACGATAACCTTTGTGCCTGTTGTATCGAGGTTAATGTTCTTGTTTGTTATAGACCACGTGCCTGACTTAATTAAGACTGACGTGTAATCATTTCCACTAACGTTATTCGCCCAATCTGCTAACTTCTGATTACTATCAACTACATACGTAAATGCATAAGTTGGCCCTGTGGGTATGTTTATAGTTTTTGAACTAGACTGATTCAAAGTAAAACTATCCACAGTTGTTCCATTAACTTGTAAAGTAATTCTAGAATTGCTGACTGTCGGAATAGTCGGAATATTACTTAAGTCATTATAGCTTCCTGATGTTGCTACGGTTGCTAGTGATGGCTTGTTCTGTATATAGGCCTTACTACTAGTGTCTGCTTCTGTCCAATCACTTTGAACTTGTGCAGTGGGTATAGTGGGCTTATTTAGAATCTCTGCCACTCCACTAGTCGCATTCCAGTCCGCATTTACTTGGGGTGCAGGGATCGTAGGTTTATCAGTTAAGTCGGTATAAGAACCTGACGTAGCGACCGTAGAAAGTCCTGTAACTGATATAACGCCTGTACTACTTATGCTTATGTTCGAACCTGCTGTATATACCTTTGTTCCGGCTGTAATCTCGTCTATCTCTTGTTGTAATTTGGACGTTGCTTTACTTGTGTCGGACTTTAGCTTACTTATGTCCTTCTCTAGCTTATCCACGTCCATATCAACAACATTATTAAGACGTAAGAGAGCCGCGTTTATTTGTGGTACTGAGTTGTCGTTTATTGTGATCATAACGCACCTCCATTTTGATGGAGGTTGCGGTCCAGTAACATGAAATGTTCTGTCATATCTAGTGCCCCTCGTTGGTTCAATTTTGGTGCTTACTTAGGTCCATTAACGCACCTTCGGTTTTTACTTAGGACCGACGTTAGCACCATTTTAGAACCTACGTATCAATTAACGTTCTTACCTTCTCCACCAACGTCAGAACCCATAACAAAATAGTACTGACGTGAGGCATAAAGTAAGGCCATAAGTGCGTCCGGGTGAAATACGTTATCGTCAATTTCATCAAGTATCGCATCTGTTTCCTTATCTCGTTTATACAGTATTCGCTTAGTCTCATCCTCAACAACACCGTCTTTAGGTACGAGGATCTGAGCTTTCTGCATATCTACTTTAAGCTGTGATAAGGCCATGTTTTTGTCATACTTCCAGGCGTTATAAGCAGGGAGGTTGTAGGTTTGGATCATCTCGTATGAAATTGACTTCTCGTTTGTATCACAGTATATCCCTAAGTCATCAAGTCGGTTCTTAGGGTTTTTCATGAGCAGTCCTTTACCTTGATCCACAGCCTTTCTTACGCTCGTGATTATCTCTGTTACTGTCGCCTTATTAAACTTATCCTCGTAGAACACATAGGCTTTTCCCGTGTCCTTCCTGAAGACCATACCTATAACTGAATTGTAGTCGTTAAATCCGTAGTCAACTCCTATTACAACTTCTATAGGCTGTTCGAAGAATGACTCAGGTATTATTCCGTCATACGTAGCAACCTGATTAAACATACGTGCTTCTACGTCATACGCACCTACAACACCTAAGTACTCACGTTGTATAATTGGATCGTCTCTAGTTACGCCCTTACGTTCGCATATAAGATCTAACTCTTTGTCTACGTTCGGGATAAAAGGGTTTGATAGCATGTTCCAGTTATAAGACTTAGCGTCAGGCTTTGGATGATCCCTGTACTCTCTGTATAACTTCTCGAAATACGTATCAGGTACTCGCGGTGGTGTTCCTTGCAGTACTAACATTGAGCCTTCGTAGTCCATCAACATTGGCTCTATAATCTCTTCTATGAGTGGCTTAAGTCCTCTCTGTGATTGGGCCTCGTCCACAATTACAAGTCCTGCTTTAAAGCCTCGGAACTTCTCCTGTTCTGCTACTGTTGCATTACCTCTAAGGTGTATCTGTGAGCCGTTCTCTAGTATTATGTCACCTGAAGACTGTGATGATTTGATTATCTTAATATCACAATCTTTCGCCACTTTAAGGACTTCATCATACATCTGATCCATCGCGTTACGGAAAGTAAGATTGATGTAATACGCATGAAAATCAGGTGTAGACGAGGCATAAAGTAGTACACGTGCAGCATTTATACTTTTACCCGCACGTCTACCCGCAATTATGTACTTACGTCTGACGTATGTATCAAGAAGTACGTCACGTTGCTTATCGAAAGAAACCTTAAGAAGTTTAAATTGCATAAAGTCCGTATCATTTCTTGCTCCCTTATCTGCGTTTGTATCAAGGTCATCAAGAATAGTCTCGGATAATATAGTTTTGGCCATGAATGAAGCTTCAGGACCACTAGTGTTCTTTAGAGCCGCATCCATGTACTTCTTAAGAAACTCGGAGTAGAACGTCTCTTTTTCATCGTCGTTATTAATAGCGTCCCTGAGTTCCTGATATACCTTATCCTTGAGCTTTCTCTTACGAGCTTGAGCTATATCTGATGTCTTTTTCCAGGATGCAGGGAATTTAGAGCCCTTCATAAATTTACCGTTGGGTCCTCGTTTTACTAATGCCAGCTCTTCTTCTGTTGGTGGATTAGCGTCGAGGTATGCACGGATATCGGGGTCATGGTCCTGTTGATGTGTCAGCTGATCTAGACGTTTTCCATTCTCATCTACGCACATGCCTCACCTCCGTCGCCATATCACTCAAGAAACGGGTCCTGCATAGGTTGTCCTTGTTGCGGTTTGGATAGATGTAATTGCGACCCATCCCCGAAAAAGAACTTAACTATAAACCCGGGCTTCTCATTTAGCTTTTCAACTATCTTATGTATATTTTCTTCTGTTAGCGGCTTCTGTACATTAATCGTCAAATCGTGAAATCTGTCTAGTGAAACCGTAGCAGTCTTAAAATCAACGTCCTCTATGAACTTACGTATTTTCATAACGTAAACCCATGAACATACCGATATAATTAGGGCAACTACAAGAGCAAACGTAATGCCCAATATAAGTACTAATTTCAACATAACGTAACCTCCATACGTTGGTTCTTATTTTAGTGATAACGTTGGTGCTGATGTAAGCGTAGCGTCAGTCTCGCTTAGGCTCGCCTGTTGATTCCTGTTTGGGCCTTCGGCTTCTACGTTTAACCTTTTTAGCACCTGAATTATCACTTACATCTGAACCTATCAAATCACCTACGTACTTCTTATCAACGTCAGGGTTACTTCGTAACTCCTGTCCAGCATCCGACGAAGTCGGGGCTGTTACGTACTTCTCTTTGTTCTTCTTAATCTTCAGGCCTATAACTGGATACTTGTCACATATCATACCCAATAACATATCCGCAAACAGGTCCATACCATCACACATAGTCAAATACGTATAGTCCTTTATGCCCTCAAGTAGGTCCTTACGTTCGTCATCAGGTATAAGTCCAAGTACATCGAGGTTAAGTTGGTAGAGCGTGTTAAAAACCTTACTATGCTCTCCTATGAACTTATCTCGTTGTTCCATATAGCCATTAACTGTCTCATCAAATGTTGGCTTCGCCTCTGCCTCACTACGTTCGTCAAATGTCATACGTGTCTCCATGCATATACTAAAATACCCTACGTAAGTATATACGTAGGGCTCAAGTGAATCTAAAAAAAAGGTAGTTGTCCATGCAGGCTTTGAGCACACTACCAGCGCTCTCTTTTTAAGGCTCGCCTTTCTTAGCGCTTAAGGTCTATGCATGCCGTCCTTAAGCCAGGTAGCGAAACACCAGGGTGGGCTTTTAAGGAGAGTCCAGCGAACCATATAGCAAGCTACGCTTCGGCGTATGCTGAGGCATAGCCTATAAGCACGTGTCCAGGGTCAGCAGGAGACACACACACAAGGCAACTTCGTTGACTGTACAGCGGAGCTGCCACAAATTAAACACACTATACCAATGAAACATGAAAAAACTGACCCTGTTCACGTTTTTCTGTATATATCTTTATTTAATCACATCCATATGTCCCGCACACGTATATGCACGTCGGGGTAAACCTGTTACATCAACGTCAGTGCAAACATATGGATTAACGTCAGGATTGATAAGTGGGCAAATGTCAGGGTTATCAAGAGTCTCAACATCACTACCAATAGTATTATTTTGATAAGCGAACTGTTCTTTATGGAATTCTTCGTACCCGTCGTCTTCCCCATGCTCATACTCCTGTTTCTTGATCGAGCTCCATTCTCCTTCGACTAAGTGCTTGGAGAGAAGAGCGTATATGTCTATAATTTTTTCATACCAATTCTCAATAATTTCTTTCTTCTGCTCGGACGTAGGTTCTGAATAAGTGTCCGTTGCTTTGTCATACGTATCGAGAACTGCACGCTCCCATAGGTCTTCCATTACATACCAAAGTACATAGGACGGAACACTATTGATAGCGTCCTGACCCCATGTATGTAATGTTGGGTCCCCTATATCTAGTCCCCTAGGATCCATCCATCTCTTCCAATTTTTGTTGTCTTCTTCCTCACGTTCGAATAACGCATATCCTAACGTATTCACTAATTCTGTTGATTGTGCCTGTGTTAAATTACGTGGGTTTCTGTCGATGTTTTTTGTGTTGTGTGTTTTCATGTTTAAGTCTCCTGTTTCTTTTTATATACAAAATGCGTAATCAAGTTCGTATCCCTTACGTACTTTCTTAGTATTCAGGGCGTACATTGTTTTGATTGATTGTGTAAACTTAGTTCGTGATTCAGCTGCAAATGGATTAATGGAACACCAATCGAGGTATTCTGTATATAATACCCCAATTCGCTGTCCAATAAGCTCATCCCTATCGTAACCATTCTCCTTCAGGAACAATGCAACTTCGTCAGACGTAACAATCTTTCTCTTTTTCTTTTTCTTTACTTCTTCTTTGTATTCTCGATGTAATTCTCTTGCCTCTTCCATAGGTCGCTCCTGACGTGTTTCACACGGACTGCATTCATGCACCCTATTTAATTCGAGGCGTGCTCCTACTGACGAATTATAACATCCGTAATCGCCTGACATAGTGTAATTGTTGATAAGTGACTCTAGGCAATAAGTTCTGACGTTACGCTGAAGTTCTGTCCAAATACACTGAATGTTATTGCGTAAGTACTCAAGTGGTTCTACGTCTAAATGACTTAAGTTGTCACGTATTACTGAGTCGGAATTAAGTATATCAATAAGTCTGTTCTGTGCTGTCGTGAATTCTGTTGATAAGATTTGTCGTCTGTTGTATATAGATGAACCTACCTGTCTGCCGTATAATACGTATAACGACGGATTCTCGCCCCATCGTGATATAGCAGTACAGTTCTTCTCATATACCTCACATAGTAAATAGCGTCCCTTGATAATACTTGTAATTTGTTTTAACATTTCAATCTCCTGTAAGCTGTCGCTGTTCATGTTTCTTTCCTCCGCTAAAAGTGACGTATACCTGGATGTTAATCCTGGTCCATGACGAAGTCACGCATGTCCCCGTTCACCTTTAGTCTGTGTTTTAGTGTGTGTTTGTGTGTTTTGTCGTAACGATCCCCTACATATGTAAGATGAATAAGTAAATAATCACCTATAATATGCATGTTCTACTTTTATAGGCTACGCCTCAGCGTTGCCGCTAAAGCGTCAAGCTTATGTAGGCACCGATATTATAAAGCCCTCGGTACAACGGGTAGTCCTAATGCGTATGGCTCTCATTAGGTAGAGCTGCCCGATTCAACCTCGATAGCTAAGGTATTACTTTCACTGTTGTTGCTGGGCACGTCACCCTGTTTTGTCAATTCCTTCTGAGCTTTAATAATATGCTCAAGAGTATCAAGTATATCATCCGTACTAACACTCTTACTTGTGTCTTGAGTCAGAAAATATACACCCAACGCAACCCCTACAATACCGACCAAAATAAGTACATAAAGTAAATCCATGTGTGTCTCCTATGTATAATCTGTCGTAGTCAAGGTGTGTCTTCTTAACTACGACTATATAATAACATAATAACAAACGTTTGTCAAGTACTTTTTTACATTTTTTTGTATTTTTTATTTCTTCACCAACGGCCGATATAACCTATTGTCATGGCCACGTACCGGATTATCTGATGACTTAAGGCTGTACTTCTTTTTCGCTGCCGGTAGTGCCTGTTTTATATCCTGAATATTAGGCTCCATACCGTAAGTGTCCTGATACCATGCAGTAAACATCGCTGTAATCTGCTTTGGGTCAACTCTCATGCAGTATGCCTCAGTAACACCATGCATATCAATAACTTCCGACTCACTGCCCTTAATACTCAACCATTTCTGAATTGGGCTCTTAGTCGCGTCCTGATATTCTTCGGTAGCTTCTTTTACTGCCTCACATTCAACCAACTCACGCCCGTCTTTCATATACATGTATAACGCACCTACGAAAGAGCTTAAAAGGTATTCGTGCATTTCATCTGACGCAAGAATACGTGATACCTCAAGTTTGCGCTCACGTGTAACTGTATTCTTGTTAAAAACCGCAGTAAAAGGTATTTCAACCATTTTAGCCTGTAGATTCTGATTGTATACCGTAGGCATATCATTGCAAGCAAATACCATGGTTGCGTAATTCCTGAATGTTATCGGGTCTTTATATAGTTGCTTACCTGACATATAACCGCTACCAACAAGCTTCTTGAATAACTCAGGGTTTTTGATTACGCCATCTCGTTCGTCATCATCTATATTAACGGTTCTTCCAAGTAGTCCACATACATATCGCTCGTCTGATAACTGGTTCATGCTTAAGGCTGATACCTGGTTCTCCGCAAGGCTCTCCGCCCACAGATTCAAGAGAGATGATTTTCCGTTATCTCTATCGCCTGTCAAGTAAAACATATTCTTAAGCTGCAATCGGGTCATGGATACTCCGCCAAGCTGTAAGAACAGTAACTCCTTAGTCTTATCACCGGAGAATATCTCATCAAGTACTGTCTCACCTTCCTGATACTCCATATTGCCATGGTAATCATAAGGAAATATAGACGTTAACATATACTCTTTACGTCGCTCTACTTCCTTGATGCCATTTGCTGATACTTCAAGAGTCGTATTCGGGAATGCAAGGTATATATGCTCCATATCGAACTTGTCTGATAACTGCATAACGGATGGGTTGATCTCAAAATCTAACTTAATAATTTTTGCAGCCTTACTTATTTGGTCGGGGTCAAGTCGAGTGTCCGTAGCTCGTATAAGTTTTTCGAGCTCATCACCCACCAACGGCTTCCAAATACCTGTAGCTAAGTCATACTGATATCTTACACCTTCACGTCCCTGTTCACCTTTCATATAGCCTAATTCATGTTCCTTAAAAAAGTATTCGGAAAACAAGTCGTATGAAATCTTAATCGTCTTATCTAGAGTCTTAATTACATACTCACGTTCATCTTCGTCAGGCTTATGATATTTAGGTACGTAAGAATGTCTGCAAGAGTACTTAACAACCGACTTCATCTCATCACGTGTTACGATACTACGCAAGTCTTCAGGCATAAATGGGCTATCAATGAAGTATGTATTGATCTGGTTCAAGACTACCCACAACTCATCAACATCGAAATCCTTACCTGCAAGAGCCAAAATCCAATCATGCAACGCTAACTTATCATTGAGGTTAGCCTCTTTACGTCCTGATGGTTTAAGTATTGATGGTAAGTAACCGATAACATCATTCTTTGTATTCAAATCGTCAGGCACCCAAATAGGCATATATGTTTTTTCACTCTTAACAAGCTCAAAACCCATTCGTGAATATGATATATAATCAACTTCAAATCCACCAGCACATATAGCGCGAGCTGCGGATCCTATATTTGTGTCATCCTTAAAGCAGAATGAATAACGATTAACCCTTTCATCGCCGAAAACTAAACACGGCCAATTCTCTGCTTCGCATAATAGAAGCAAGTTTGGATTGTGTGTTGTAACTACGATATATCCTTCACGTACGTATCCAACTACGTTAGAATGATTGATAAGGGCTTCATAATAGTATTCCTTCCATGTTTTGATACCACGCATTTCATTTCGTGGCTTGTTAGAAACACCTAATGGTCTGAATGGATCGTTGTTGTCTGATGGTACAAAACCCTCGAACGGGTACGAAAATAACGAATCAAGGTAACTCTGTACATTGATCTTTGCATTGCTCAAAACTTCTGTGAACTTCATGTTAATTAACTCCTGTTGATAATTATAACGCCCATCAACCTAAGGCAAATAACAGTAGTGTTGCAAGTTAGTAGTGCTTCGCAAGGTAACTCCTTTAAAACATGATAGAGCCCGGGCTACCACCTCCGGGCTTGAGCCTATCACTTGGAGTTGTTTAATGAAATTCATATCTTGATAAGGGTTAATTACTCCCTTAGATATACTTAATTAATTTCTCTGTCTCTCTCTGCCATGCTTATTCTCTTTATCATGCATGGACTTTTACGCCTTCTTACTTTTCATACTTGTATTATACCACATTTATCGGCATATGTCAAGCAAAATTTACACTTTTTTAATAAAATATTTAATATTTTTATTTTTTTTCTCACGCATATGCCCACGTATATCCCAACGCTTGACTACTTGTGCCCCTCAAAGCCCTACGTATGGCTGTGCCTGATAACGTATGCAGCGACTTCATAGCTGACTTAATACTCGGAAATCTAAGCTCTTCACCCGACTCAATGTTCACGATCTTAATTGGCTTCGCAGGTAGGTCTGTATCATGTTTGTTATAACCATATTTGGAATCGGTTGTCTTCAGGGTTCGAATAGTCTCAGTCTCAATATCTCGGGCTACATCCTCTGACTTAATATCAGAGTGAATCCATATTGTCTTTAGATGCCCATTCTTCAGTAGATCGGTAACAACAATGGAATAGCCATACTTCTTGCCCTTCCAGTTCATGCGTCCGGTCTGATATGCACCATGTACTCGACTCGCAATTTTTTGTTTCGTTTGGCCTACATAGTACTTACCGTTATCAAACTCAAGTATGTATACAGTCCAATTCTTCTCGCCTCTGTTGTGTTTGTGGTACTCGATAAATTCAACACCATTTACGTGCATTTGTGTCTCCACCGTGTGTTTTACGACTTCACGGTACGTCATAACGTTAATTAATTGTTTCGTGGCGTATTTTACATGTTTCCCTTTCTCACTAGTAAGTGGAATAGAAACCAGACGGACGTTTTAACATAAAAATGTGAAAAATTGGGTGTGTAGTGCCATTATATTCGATCTGATAAAAAAGCGTCCATCTAAATACGAGGTCAATAATTTACTTAAGAAAATTGACGTATAGTCTCCATGAACATTTGTATTCGATATAGTTTGTAAACATCCTCTTCTACTTTAAGAGTTTTAATCGGATTTTTGTATCAAAAGTGATAAAAGTAGAACAATTGCTCCTTCTATAAATAAGCGATTTAGTGCCAGAGAGCCCCTTTTTGAGGAAAAATTAAGCTATAACCCACTTATAACGGGGTTTCAGCCAAAAAGTGTCTAAGCACATTAATTTACATATAAGTATATAATAAAGTTAGAAAGAGTACTGAAGGAAGCTTGTTACGGTTTTGTTACGGAATCTAAATTTCGTAACAAGAGCTAAGTTGTTTTACCCAAAGGATTTAGGTGGAATTCTGTTACAAATGTTACAAAATTACCCCTGTTTTGAAAAGTTTTTGAAATTTTTCCGCAGTGACAAAGAAAGTGTGTAAAAATTACCCAAAAAATGTGTGGTGCTGCGGAAAAAAATATTTTTTTTATTTTTTAAGAAAAACTGTAACATTGTAACAAACACCTCTTATCTCTGTTTGTTAAAAGGATTTACGTATGTTACAAAACTTGTTACAAATGTTACAATGTTACAAAAACGTAACAAAAGTGTGTAAAAATTACCCACTTTCAGCCCTTACGTAGGTGCTCGAAAATGTGTACCCCTGCGGAAAAACGTAAAAAATTTTTCCGCAGCGTCAAACATTTTGTGTGTAAAAATTACCCAATGTTATACTTTTTTATACATCTTAATCTTTTACTAGAAGCTTCGCTTACGGTGAGTGAGACTCCCCTACTTTCACTACCCAAAGTTTCTCTTCTGCGTCAGCAACCTTCTTTTCTTTCTCATGCTTGAACAAACGTTTGACCTTCTTTGACCAAACGCAGGTGAACTTATCTTCAGGCATTGCGTACTCACTTACGTATATCTTATAGCCTTCGTTGGTCTTACGTATGCACCAATCGTAGAACCCGTCGTAATCAAACGTATCTATATACTTTTCGGTGTTCTTATAAGGTATGTCGCAGTATATGATTGAATTTTTCGTAAGTGGTACGTCTTTGTAATCAAGGTTGTACGTAGTTATATTAGAAGTTGCACCAAATAGAAGAGATTCTTGCCTCTCGATTGATTGAAGCCTGTCATCAGGTATTGACTCTAATTTCTCAAAATGTAACGAATCTTGCCTCTCGATGGGTTCAAGCCTGTCATCAGGTATTGACTCTAATTTCTCAAAATTTAACGAATCTTGTATCACGTCGAGCGTCATGTTTTTCGGCATTTCTTGCATAGACTCTAGTGCTTGGTGATCATCGCTATTTTTGTCGTTATAATAGTAATGTGACCCCTTCTTGACTAAAAGACCAGCCTCTACATATACCTGGAACACCATGCTTCTCGTAGCTGTTCGTCGCTCCGTAACGGTAGAAAAGCTGTCTATGCCTGATGCGTCTATACCATATCCATCTAATAACGGTACATAATTCCTGTTTACGATAGCCTCATACATGCACCTTTTAAACTCTTCTGTTTTAGGTCCATACGCATATCTTTTGCCACCCGTACCAAAACTATAACAAATTCGTGCTATAGCGTAATATATACGTCCTTGTTCGTCTGTAGGGTCATATTCTGAAGCGACTACCCTATTAAATTCTTCGTGACTAATCCATGGGTATGTACCATTAAACTTACCATCTAGTGCATCCCTGAAGGCCCAATATACCCACGTCTGTAACTCATTATATATAACCTTATTGTATCGACCTGTTTTTGCGGCATAACAAGCTACTGATCCGCCACCTCCAAATAAGTCAATGAAGGTATCTGCCGCAGGAAATATGTTAAACAAGTCCTTTAATAGTCTGTTCTTCGAGCCCTGATAAGGTAGCCCATAGTATTTACTCATTCTTCCGTGTCTCCTTCTCGTTAGTCTTTCGTAGGTCGAGGTATGGTGCTTTATTCTCTATCTGATTAATAAGTTCCTTTACGTAAGCCACTATGTCCACGCCCCATGTAGTCACCAACTTATTCACCTCGTCAGTACTCATGTCCTCACTTATAACTAACGTAGGCGGCTGATATATAACAATAGGCGTTGGTGATGATTGGCATGATATAAGGGTGCCAAGCACAATCAGGGCGTATGTAAAGATGCGTTTAAGTCGTTCCATATCTTTATATAATCGGGGTATGTTTTGGCCTCTCTTACCTGTTCAATCAGTTTCTCTTTTTCAGCCATAATTTTCTCCCGATTTTCGACCTCCTGTTTTAATTGTTTCACTGTCTGTCCTGTCTGATTTAGTTCTATACGTAGGTTGCATGTAAGGTGGTAGTAGTGTGCGGTAGAAAGGCTCAAAGCCATGATCACGCACAAACTTACCACCAACGTACCAACCAAAATCCATGCTAGTACTTTATTTTGCAGCATTCACATTCTCCAGGCACACCTTCAGGCCATAGAATTGTTGTTACTCTTGTTATTTTACCCCATTCTATGCACTTAACCTCATCGTCCCAAGTATCATATATAATTGCTTTATCACCGTACTTGTTCAAAAGGTTCGTAAAATGCGTACCACCTAAAAAGTTGTATCTCACGATGTTAAACTGATTTACGTCCAATCTCTTATTATCGAAAATAACCTTGCAGTTCCATAATTTCTCAACTGCTGACCAAACCACTAATCCATCCCGAGTAAAGCCACTGTTCTGTAATAAGTCGCGGTTTAAGATCGTCGGGTTCATTTCATTGTATCCGCGGTTTAGGTTATATGCGTTACTCAGTGCAGCCAATAAACATCCCGAGCTCCCAATAGTCATGTTTGTGGGGCCTAAAGATATGTGCTTCCATCGAGTATCATTCTGGTTTAGTAAGTCCATAAGCTAACCTCCGTTACGCTTCCGTGTTTCACACGCATCTTCTTGCTCCTGTTCTACTTTCTTTATATGTTTCACAACTAAGTCATATAATCCGATACTTATGCCGTAACTTAATAACCACTGACTTAACGCCTTACTTATTATCTCACGTAGGCTTAAAGTAGTGACCACGGGGTCCAAAAATAAGCCACAAAAAGATAAAATAAAGGCGAACGTAAGTGGTAAATAGGGTATAAAACGCTTCTTTACGTAGGGCTTAAAGAATTGCGTACCTACTATACTTAAGATACCCCATACGCAGGGTATTCCGTAGTCCATTAGTATAGGTATAATTTCCATGTTAAATCTCCGACTTTGTACTTCGTTTTAGTATTGTTTTAATTTCTACGATATCTTTTTCAATGTTATTTAATCGAGAAAATATTTCTTCCTGTTTTCCCTGATGTTTTTCTAACTCTAATAGTCTTTGCTCATTCTTCCCTTGCTTATATGAGAATACCGAGATATGTGTGATGATTGTTACTGCTAAAGCTATGATTGAGCAAATTACTCCGATATTCATAAGTCCTCCGCCTTATGGCAAAAAAGAAAAGGGGTAGCTCGAGCTAAAACTCAAACTACCCCCAAATCATACTTTATTAATAGGCTATGCCCTTAATTACGCAAACAACTTATATCCAATCGGCTGGCAGAGTGAACCTGCACTTGAATCAGCAGGATAGTTCCAGAACAGACCTACACCACTATGAGCAGGGTTCTTAACAACGAAAGAGCCTGCACAATTGATTGTTACACGAGCTGTAGGACCATCGATAGAATCTGTACCACCATCAACAGTGATATAGTCATCGATAAGCAGCTGATATGGTTTATTCTGAATATCACCTGACTCGCTGTTTGGATCTGCTGTTCCAGGCTCGTTACCAGGTACGCCATTACTAATCTTAGAGTCATTGTAGTAACCCCAGAATCGGAAGTCACGTGAATCCAAGATGTAGAATACACCCTGTGGGCAGAACGGTGAGTCATATACGTTTTCAATCCAACTTGTGCTGAAGTTAAATCGCATATCATTCATGCCGACGTTAGCTGTCTTCTTGCCTTTACTATCAGCACCAACTGTAGATGTCCAATATACCTGAGTTGACTGCAATGTACTAGCGATATCCATCCAGTCTTTATCGTTCATAACAATAAAGTCTGCCTTACCACCCTGCTGACGTACTTTTCGGAGAAGGTTCTCGACTGTCTGTGCTTTTGTCTGAGCCTTAGATGGAGCTGCATAGAACGCACCTGCCATTCGGTCAACTGCAACATCACGAGAAACACCCATGAAAGATGTAGCGATATATGCAGGATACTCTGAACCTGTTGCTGAGCGAGCTTCAATGTACGGGAGCCATGCAGACAAACCAGCAGGCATTAACGGGTCATTACCGTTCATAGAACCTGCGAGTGCAACAACGTAAGTAGTATCTGCTGCCAATGTTGTAATAGCATCGCTAAACTTACATGTTACCGCAACACCTGTACCTGCGTTCAAGATATCACCTGCAACTGTATAAGTACCAAATGAACCAACTTTAGTTACCTCAAGAGTATTCGATGCACTTGCTTCAGCCGTTGTAATTTTATCCTTAAGCAGTAATTTAGAACCAATATCAATCTTCATTGCTGCATCTTCCTCGATAACGATGATCTTAGAAGCGTTAGCTGTTACTGCTGTGTCTTTCGGAAGTGTTAAGTATGCAATCTCACCATAACCGAAACCGTAAAGTGCTGCTGCCATGTGTTTTCGGAAAGCCTCAGTAGCTGCGAACATCTTAGCTGCGGCGATAGGCATATATGCACCACGGAGTGTTTTAGCTGCCTGTACCTCGATAGATGTCATTGTATATACACTGAAAATCTTACCCGGTACTACTTGGAATTCTGCACTCTTTGTGTTCTTGCTTGCTTCAGCGTTAGCGATTGTAAAGTCACCTGCGACTGCACCACCACGACCAACAAGGCATGCGAAGTGCTGAGCTTTACCTTCAACACGCTCTTTCTTAATGTTGTTGAGGACCGGATCGTCTCTGAAAAGCAGCGACTCTACCTTATCCTCGTAATAAACTTTTAACAAATTCTGAATAAATCCTGCGTCTGCATTGTTTGTAATTGCCATATGCTTTTACCTCACAAAATCTTTTTTTACTCGTATATATTTTTCTTTGCTTTTCGGAGCTCTTCCAAATCCTGAGCTTCATCATATTCTTCTTCTTCGGGAACTGCCTCAATCTCTTCTGTTTTTTCTTCTTCTTTTACTTCACTAGGTTCTGCTGGTGCTTCACTCGGAACTTCACTAGCTTCATCCTCTTTAATTTCCACTTCTGTTTGCCCTTCTGCATCTGACTTAACTTCAATATCTGCTTCAGGGTCAATTCCTAACTTAGCTCGTAATGCATCAAACTTTTCGGCCAACTGATCCGCATACGTTGACATATAGTCGTCCATTTTGTCTTCAGGGATATCTCGGGTTTTCTCATAAACATCTCTGTACAAGTCAAAATTATCTCCTGCGTCTTCCGTATACTTCGTCAAATCGGCATATGGTTCGAGTTCGTAGCTATACTTGTCTTTAAAATCCTGAAATTTCAACTCTTCCTTACCTGCACGAATAGGGTTGATAACTTCGTCGTACAACGTTTGCTGTGTCGCTTCAAGATTATCAACTTTTTCCATGAGCATTTGAAGTAGGGCTAAAACTTTCTGAGTCTGTTCGTCCATGTAAATACCTCATAACGTTAGATTAAATTTGTTTTATAGGTCCAGTCCATGGGCTTCCACTCATCGGCTGTTCTATATTATTTACTGCTTCTTGTCCGCTTGGCTCTGCTGAATGTGATATAGCTTCCTGAACACCTTGTAGTGGTTCAGGGATATTCTTACTTCCAACATCATCAGCTATCTCTGCGGTTGTTTCAATGCCTTCAGCTGCATACTCTTGGGTCCTGTCTTCAATACTCTCGAATAACCTTGTCAATTTCTCGATATCTTTGTCATTCTTGTTATTGCTTGCGGACTTCAAGGTTAATTGGGTATGCAGTATCTCTTCTCTCAATAAGTCAAAAGGTATATAATCAGGCACGTCATATATATCTTTCTCTAAACAATCAAGAATGACTACATTTACCGCGTTTAGTGCGTCTTGTGATATACTGTAACCGCCTTCAAGATCAGGTAACTGCATAAACTGAGCTACTCGTGCCTTAGGGATAATTCCAGCCTGTACCAACATCTGCAACTGCTGTAATTTAGTACTTGGATCCTTACTCAAGCTGTCTGCTGCTGAATATTGTATAACCATGTTTTTACTTGCCTTGATAACATCCTTCCACTTGATGTTCATTCTGTTCATCGATTCGGGTAGTATGTCTTCATTTGGGTCAAAACTTGCTATACATATTTTTGCTATATTAACGTAGCAGTGAATAATTTGCGATAACTGTACCTCAAAACGTTCGCTCTCTACGTCTTCCATAGTCGCTAACGCAATTCCTGAGTCAAGTCCTTGCGGTTTCTTACTTTGGGCCGATAACTGTGATATACCTACCAACTCATACGCCCTGTTTACCAATTCAGTCAATAAATTCTGTAAACTCGGGTCTATTGCTGGCGGTGCTACTACTGATACCGGAACTCCTGTCATATTCGGGTTCGGCTTATAAGTGTATATATTCCCTGTTCGGTTATTGTACTGTCCTGAGCTTACACCGGTACCTTCAGGCATAAACACCATATTTGCAGGCGTTAAGTACATTGCATCATGTATTTTGCTGCTTATAGTATCAATGTCCTGCTGTATAGTATATAACACGTCTACGATCGAAACTGTGCTTGTACCTACGGATGGCTTATCATAATATAACCATACAAAAGGTAATCGGTCAAGTTCAAAAGGTTCAGTCAACATTATATAACCGTTTATCGTGTATACTTTTATCTTCTTTACCTTATCCCAATATATACCATAAGTTAAGTACTCTATGGCTTGATTCCTGATTGTCTTTTCTACTTTCTCAGGTAATGCACTTCTCGGAAATTCTGTTCGTTCATAATAGACCTTTGTGATCTTGTTATATGACTTCTCCGCGGGGCTTATGTATACCTGCCATGGAAAAGCTCTCTGAATAGCTTTGATATCAACGTCTATGTAAACTACTCCAGTATCCAATATACATGCATCCTTAAAACACTCTGTTACCGTCTGATTCACGTTTTCCTGATCATAAAATAAGTCGAAGTATTGTTGTGCTTGCTTCGCTGATTGTATGTCCTTCCAATCACCATTTACAACGTTGAAAAACGGACGTACTTTACTTTGGCTTATCTTACTCACTAACGTATCCACACATGATTTACAAACGTTTATGCTCGGACGTACTCCCGTATCCTGTTCACCGTATGCACCATTCCCAAAAAACATACCTAACGTATTTGCTTTCTTTACGTCGGTTATATATATTTTATTTGAGTTATAGTACTTACGCAGGTTTCTATTGTACTTGTATAAACGTGTATCATTATCCTGTTTAAGTTCGGTAATATGATTTAGTATATATTCTTCATCTACTGCCATCTTGTTACCTCACTTTTCCCCAACCCGTGTCATCAACCATCTTCGAACCAACGTTATTCCCTTCGGGTATTTTTGGGTTCGTACTTTGGTTGATAAATTGGGTTATGTATTGTTGTTGTTTTAGGCCCGTCAACACCTTCTTCCGGTTTGACTCAGGAGGTGCTTTTTGATTAAGATAGGCTAATGTTTCGTTCCATGCTTCATCTACCATAACGCAACCTCCCTTAGAACCTGTATTTTTGGAACGTGTTTTTATACGTCTTGATCACGTCTTTAAGCACGTCTGTATCTTGTCCTGCTTTAATCCACGGTAAAATCCAAGGGTCTTTCTCAAGCATTTTAACGGCCTTGTCTGAAACATTATCCGGGACCCCAAGTATCTGTCTTATTTCTTTTTGACTAGTCTTGTATTTGTTGTCTTTTCCGGTTCTGTTGTTATAGCCTTGAGCTGCCGCATGTATCAGATTTATCTCAGATTGTCTTAATTTGCCCAGTACTTTTTGTGGTCCTGTTATATCTGCCTGTCCATAAGTCGGGATATTGTCTTTAAGCTGTAATTTCCATAATCCGGCCATATCATGTTTATCCATGTTGTAGTCGTAATAGGTCTTAGCTTCAGGATAATCGTCCCAAGTCCGGTAATAGTCTTTGAAGGTTTGTTGGTTATGCAGGGAGTTATAAAAGTCTTCTGCGTTCTTCCACTTATCATACATATCCTTCCCCGTTGTGTATAAATTCAGGGCTAGATCCAAAACAGTTACACCTTTCACAATGCTCTTGAGTACAGGATTATTCGCTATCGCTTTTGCTATGCCCCCAAGTTCGTCCGCTATTATAAATGGGTCCGCTTTTCCGTGTATGGGGGCACTTCCTAACCTCTCAAGGTTCTCTCTGTATTTATTGAGTTTTTCGAGTAGAGTAGCTTTATCGATATCTGATATTACGTTCGAACCCAGGTTTCCGATCTCAGTTATTGCATTACCCACACGTTCCATTTCTTTTGCGCGTTGAGTTTTCATCTCTCTCATTAACCGTGCCGTATCTGGATCCATTGATGTGACTTCGCTTACCTGTTCTACTCTTCTTGCCTCTTGTTCTGCTGACTTTTGAGCGTTTACCATGTCTTCTTTAGTCTTATCATGGGCTGTCTGTTCTGCTTCAAGCTCTGACTCAAGTTCTAACCTCTTTCGGTCCAGTTTCTGTATTTGATCTTCTATACGCTTCCTTTCCTCACCTTCTGCCTTATCTCGTCTTCTATACATATCTATCAGTTGTTTATTTAATTCCCATAAAGCTTCCTGTGTTCCTAAGAATCCGGACCTTACATCTTTTGCGAGGCCTTCTATACGCTGCCCAACATCAGGCTGATAAAAAGTAGTTAAACCAGCATCCGATAGCTCTTTCTTTTGCTGTTCTGATAACCCGGCCATATCTAGGTATCGTTCAGGTTTAAGCAATTCGGAAAAGTTAAATTGGTATATATCAGTATCTTCAGGCTTGTATTCGGTCTTAAAATATCCCGAAGGCAAGTCAACGTATCCACGCCCTGTTGCTAATCTCAACATTCGGCTTTTGAAGTCACCTATAGTCATGTGATATCCACCGTGTTTATTGTTGCTGTATACGGTAGGTTGTGTTCCATAATCAGAAGGTACTATCCATATGTCCAGATCGTCAGGATATTTCTTAAGATCTTCGTATGTTTGTGCGTATTCGGTCAAGAGCAGGCCTTTTCTTACGTTATCTACTTCGTCTTTTGTTAATCGTCTAAAAAATGCATCTAGTTTTTTATGGGACTTGTTCAAACGTTTAATCGCGGCCTCTTTTCTTTCCGGGTCTTCTGTTGTTGTGATGACCTGATAAAGCTGTGGAATACTGTAGATCTCGTTGGCTAAGTTCCAGGATCCTCTACCTTCAGAATAAAAGCTGTTCATGAGTTGGTCTAAATACCTGCTTCGTACTGACTTTCCGAAATCTGTTTTCCCATCCATGACGTTATTCGGGTCGTTTAGCACATCTTGCACTTCCTGCTTTAAAACATCCGAGTTCTCCCTACCATAAGATGCTGATAAAGAGTCGGGGATTATGGAATTATTAAGTACATCAAGCTCGTTTTGGCCCCATTCATCATAGTCCATATTCCAGTATTCTTCGTCAAAATCAGCCGTGTTGTCCTGTTTTGCTTTGTTTAGACGTTCTTCACGTGTCGCAGGTTTTAACCCACGTCCGAGCTCACGTCGGCCTCTATCCGTGTTGTAATAGTCTTCTTTTAACCCCTTTGACCAATTCTGAAACTCTGCTTCCTGCTGTTCTGTAAAAGACTCCCAGGGGTTCTTAGACGGAGCTTGCTGTATATCAGGCTGTTGGTTCTGTTGGTTCTGTTGCTGATCCATTTATACACCTCCATTTCCTGATATACCTAACATGTCTTGATATTTATTAGCTAAGTCTGTTATGTCGTTCCCTAATTTCTCGATATCATCATCAAAAGACGCTGCGTGTTTCTTAGCTTTATCGTATTTAGAATAGGTTTTAACATTGTCTTGCTTCTCCCATTCCACTTTTGCTTTATCGGCCTCTTCTAATGCTTTATTCTTCTTTTCTATCAGCTTATCCAATTCCTTTTGTTTGTTATCCAGGTCTTTTCCAATCTTTAGAAGGTCATTAGTCTTGAAGGCACCGTTAATAAGATTGTTCCAAAAGTTCTTCACATCACCTGCCATGCTTGATAAGTAGTATAACCATCTCTCTACTTCTGCATCAGTCATCTTAGAAAAGTCCGGTAATTCATTCAGGGCGGCAGCTATGGAGTTTACTACGGTCTTTCCCGTTACAGATGCTACAACGGCTATGTCTTTTCCTACTTCAGTTAGTACCGACGTTACCATGTTTTTGGTTATACCCGCACTAGCCAACCAAGCAGATAAAGATCTTACGTTGTCTACGTTCTCTGCTACCCATTTATCTCTGTGGGCTTTCATTAACTCACCATTACCGGCTTCCTTATACGCTGCAAATAGAGCGGCATTCTTCAGACTTTCTTCGCTCATGCCTTCAGCTGCATACTCCTCGAGCTCTTTCTGTTGGTCCAGTTTAATCTGCTTCTCAAGTCCACCTAATCTCAGCTCTTTTACCAAGTCATCCCATTTGAATTTCCTTTCGATGAGTGTTTTATTAATATCCTCAGGGAGCTTATTCTTTGCCCTGATATTACCTCCAACAACATCGGGAATTGCTTCTTCTGCCTTGAGTTGTCTTTCCTGACCTTTCTCTATCTGCTCTCGCCATAACTTAAACAATTGTGGCTCTTCAAAAGGAGTCTGGGTATAAGCAGGTGAATACTGTGACTTAGGTAACGCACGTCCAATGTTTTGCAATGACTTCTGAATAACGTCTATAATTAAGAAGGCGTTACGTATTGCATAAGGAGCCTGTTTCTTTGTTAGTTCTTTCCTGGCCAATCTATATGCGTTTTTAGCCGTCTCCAACTCGTCCCTCATACCTTTCGTTTCCGGGGCGCTTTCAAACTCATCTATTGCCTTCTTTTGTCGTGATAAGAGCTCTGATTGTTTTTCTCTTAAGGTCTTTCGTTCGTCCGTTGTCAAGTCAAGATAATCAGGTTCAGTGTTGTAGTCGATATCCTTGTCCTTTGGTCGCCTTTCGGTATTTTCTGCGAACCATTTATAGGCGGGGTTGGACATATCTTTTGCGACTGACTTTTGGAACCTTTCTTCTTGACTCTTTATGGCTTTGTTTTTCTTTTCTTCAGCCCTTTTCTCATTTCTTTCTCTCGCCTTATTGTATATTTCTTCTTTCAGGGCTTTATACTCTTCATCATGGGTCTTCTTTGCTTTTTTCTTTGCTTCCAGTCTTCGTTGTCTTAATGCCTCTTCTTTATTTTTCATGTCGGCTTTTAAGGCTTCTACGTTTTCCTTGTCTTCATGATACCCCGGAGCTGTCCAATCATGGGATATAATAGGGTCGAAAGAAGAAGCGGATTGGGTTTGTAAATCGCCCCTGGTTTTGTTAATCTCCGAAAAAGCACTTCCTGTTGTATCCCAGTCTTTTGTTGCCGATAAAACACCTGATAATACGCCCGGTAGTTTTCCCGCTTCCTGTTGATATTGGTCCATGGGGTCTTTAGTATTTTTTACGGGTATGTTCTTATCTACGTTGTCATTTACCCCTGCAAATACGTCCCCGGGTTTTGTTGTATTACCGTCTGCCATATCCTTAACCTCCTAGTTGTTCTACTTTTGTCTTTAGCTCGTCCAACAACTTTGCGATCTCACTTATAGCTGCCGCATTTTGCATAGTCATCTCTCTAGTATCAACCATCTTATAACCTGACTCCGGATCTTCTTTCACCGCGGATGCCAGTTCAGGTTGTGCTTCTATATCCTGTGCCTTAAGACCTACGTGAACCGTCTCTGTGTCTTGCGTAGGGTCTATTTCAGCTGCTTCAGGCTTATACGTAAATACGATTGCCTGTAAATTCTTATATGCGTCAAGTATATCTGAGTCGTAAAAACTTCTGTTATCGTCATCATCATAAAAGAATTGCTTCAAACACACATCCGATGGTACGTTTGAGCCTGACGTTTGCCCATTCATTCTGTCATTTAAGGCCTCAACGTCAGTCTTATATTGTTGTTCCTGTTTTATCATTGGCTTTAACGTTGCGTATAAGTCCGATCCTGCTGTTTTTGTATCTTTATCGCCCTTAATAGCCTTACCTATGTTTGCAATCTCTTTACGTACGCTGTTTACTATGCCGAATACCTTACCTGCTGTGTCCTCTGCGTATTCCTGATCTGTTTTTATGTTTTTGGATTTTTCGTCGGATAGTAAGAGGCTTTGTTGTTTTTGCTCTTTATTTTCGTCGGTGTTTTCTTGTGGTGATTCAGGTTGTTGTTCGGTACTTTCAGTCTGTTCTTCAACCTTCTCTTCCACTTTATTATCCGACGCATTTTGAGCTTCTTTCGTCTCTTGTTGCATTTGTTTTTCAGTCTCGTTCAATGCATCTTGTGCAGTACTAGCTTCTTCCTGCCAGTTCTCCATATTCTTTCCACTAGACTTAATAAGGTCTCGAGCGACCTGTATAATTGATCCTATCATGTTATTTTCGAGCCTCCTTACCCCATCTATCGTATATATTCTTTAGTCTTTCATCGGATAAAATACCTAATATCGATGTTACAATACCTAATCCTGTGTCCCGTTTATCCTTCTTCTCTGCCATTGCTATATCGTACTGTGCTTTGGCCATTTCAAGCTGTTGTTCTGCCGCTAAATTCTCTTGTCTTAAGGCTGAGTTATAAGCATTTTGATAATCGGAAGCTAAATTCTGATTAGCCTGAGCCCCACCAAACATAGCTGCCTGCCCTTTTGTCATGCCCTGTTTTCTAGCGGCTGCCTGTGCTTTACTTAGCCGTTCTCCCGCCAGATTTTGTGCTTGAGATAAAGCTGTATTTCCTGCTCTCCTCTTTCTTGCAGCAATCTCCTCTGGTGTTCCTTGTTGTGCCAGAAGGGTTTGATAATCCTTTGCTTTCTGAGTAGCTGATCCACCAACGCTTCCGTATAACGTACTTCCTACTGCCGTATGTAATGTATCAGCAAAATTATCAATATCCGCCATAAATTCCGCCTCCATATATATTATTAACCCGTTCTACTCCAAATTGATCCCTGTGCTGTAACTGAGTATAAGCCTCAAGCTGTTCTTGTGCTATGGCTTGTATTTGGGTAAAATCGGCTCCTTGTTTCATCTTCATTTTCATAGCCATCGTGTAACAGAAGTAATTAAAGCATATATTATTCGGTAAGTCTATATATTCTATCGGTTCTGTTTCATCTAACGGCCATACTATAGGTGTTAATACGGGGTAATACTCGATCAAGATAGGTCCATTCATGCCTACTGAAAACTCTATCTTGTCCTTTCTTAAGTCGTAATACCATCCGTAACTTGACCCATCTGCTACTGTATTCGGCTTCGCTTGTACTGGTTGATTATTCATAAATACAGCTGCCAAACACATAAAATCATTCGGAAGATTAGGGTTCGTCGTAGTTTTTATGTAGTACCTATCTCCGATATTAATCAAGTCCGCATATACTTTATCCTGAGCTTCGTTTAACATAAATTCAAGCTCTTTATCGGAAATATAGTCGGAATTTTCCAGGTCTGCTATTTGTTTTGACCTGGTTACTATATCTTCTAACTTCTTAATCATCCTAATCTCCCAACCATCTTCGCACCTATGTATGGCCTTGTTTATTCTGAAAGAACCAACGTGAGGCCTACATTGGTGCGTACTTTGGTTGTAATGTATGGTTTTATTTTGTAATTTGTAACGTTTCGAGTTTAGCCCCGAATCCCATGTATATAAGTGGTGCATCGGACTCTACTCTAATACTCATTCCTAAACCTTTTTGATACGTAGGCTGATAACGTAAGTAATATGTATCAGTATCTACGTCCCAATCATCTTTAGTTATTGTATACGTTTTGCCATTTTCGTCCTGAAGTGGTGTGCTAAAGTCGGTCAACGTATGTCCTGATATCTTTACTGTTGCTGACGTATCGCCTAAATCACCTCTGTAAAAACGTAAGTATATACAATCAGTCGTACATACCACGTTATTCCCTGCCCCGTATAACATCGTCTCTAAAACTAATGGTACTAAAGTCGTATGTCCCGGGGCTTGATAATATGCGTAACAGGTACATTTATCAGACTCTTTTAATGCAAACCCATAATCCGTAAAGAATACGTCGGTATAAGTGCCCTTGATGTTGTAACAATAATCTTTTGCACTAACGTATAAGCCATTATTCGTAAGCATAAACGTCTCTTCTGTATCAGGTCTGAATTTACTCTGAGTAATGGACGTAAAGGAACTCATTCCGTCAATAGGCTTAAGTACTGCGTCACCTGTAAACATGTACATAGTCCTGTTTCGAGGGTTCCAAAACACTATACCTAACGGATTGTATGCAATATACTGTAACCCCGTTATATTTGCTATCTTCTTACTGTTCGATAATACGCCGTTGGATAAGTCTACTGAGTATATACCGTCACCCGTAAGTCCATAGAACAATGACTGCACACAACATAATCGGGTAAATGAGCTGTCTTCCGTACCTGCGTAATATATCAGAAATTCTTGCCCAAACTGCTGAAGTGCCAATACTGAAGAACTACCTGTAAACATCATCGTATATAGGTCTGTTTGAAACGTGGTAAATAACGGAGGATTAATTAATGGTATATCGTCATTAGTCCATACCAATCCCTGATAACCTCGGGATTCTTTGAGCCTATACCATGAATACCTATATACTAAAGCCTGATCTGTTATTGTACCGTCATACTTTACATATAATACATCCGAACTGTAAATATCTATATAGCCACAGTCAATTCCTGCGTTTGGCGGTACATCATAACCTACCATCGTGTTGTTATCCATCGGTTGTTCTCTAATAGCTCTTAAAGCTATCGGATTGGCTTGATATCCGGGGAATGGATATTTAGATATGGCAAACTCTTGCTCAACACCGCTTGCCATGTACTGCACCAAATAGCCACTGGGGGCCGGATAAACTACGTTACCACATCTATTATTCCAATCGTCAGCAAAATGCAACCACTTATCTTCTACGGTATCATATACATTCTCAAATGTAGCTGTATAAATTATTATATACCTATCTTTATAAACGGTATAATTCGGGTTTACACCACCTTGTGTCTTAGAGTAAGAATACCATTTGCCGTCTATAGCTGATTTAAAGCCTATTTTTGATTCGAATATATAACAATCAGAAACGGATCCCCATGGTTCTAGTAAAGTACCTCTGTAGTCTGAAGGACGTGGGGCTCCATATTCTGCCGATACTGAAGATATGGATGATAATTGTCCTGCTTCGAATACTATTCTCCATGCAGTATCAACATCATACTCTTGAGTTACGCATTGACCGCCTTGTAACGTATTCCTATATAAAGGTATTGCGTTTGTTGTTGCCTTTGGTATTGTAGAGTTGAACGTTTGATAATTGTACCAATCATAAGAAGCCGTATCGTCACTCATTTCACATATTTTACACGTTGAACCACATCTGTTATACGTAAGTAAGTCATCAGAAAAAGACCGAACGTGAGCACTTAAGTCATCTGCATCATCAGCAACGTTTATGGTATCTGCTGAAATTAAGTCAAAACTCATATTGTTGGATCTTATTTCTTTAACTCGATAATAAGTCCCAAAAACATGAGTCGTTGGAAAAAAGTAGGTCTGCATGTTATACGCAAATTGGCCTCGTATAATGAACCTTCCAAAACTATCCATAACAAATTCGTTTGGGTCTATCATAACTGTGTATGTATCACCTATGAATAGACGTATAGACGTACCTGTAGTTTGGTCACCTGTTACGTCTGACCACGTTAGTTGATCTGTAAAAAGTACGTAATTACTTGCGTTAGCTCCTACTGAAAACAATACGTATGTCTGACTTGGGTTATTGTATGAAGAGTTTATTGATGTCGGTCCATTAAATACCGATTGCAAATATCCAGGTTCGTATAAGGTCTTAATAGTTCTACCTGACTTGTATTCTGTCCATGTATTATTGTCGTATATGAATACATGGCAAAACCCACACCAATTTATGGCTATGGTAGGCTTCCCTTGTATACCACTTTCCTTATAGTCCATGCTAAAATATCGCTCTATATCACCATCTGTCCAATCTGAAGAATAACCTTGGTAGAATATTGATTTTATTTTAGTTCCATGGTAATATATATCGCCACGGTCACTGCCTGTCTTTAAAACATAGCAATCTTCCGTACCTCCTAAGCAGTCATCGGGAAGTGTTACTTTAGTGATTGGACTCATTCTGTCACCAACCCCAACTCCGTTCTTAGTTAGCCAGCCTGAATTGAACTTATATACGTCTAAATTCGGGCTTATCCATTGGTTTGAGCCTGATATTGTTTTAGTATATAATGGCAAACACTCTCCCGATAGATAAGGGCTGTTTCTGTCATTAAATCCATCCCATGGCCTAATTTCACCCTTTAGACGCTCCCTGTTTAAGTCAGGGTTAGCAAGGTTTATCGTGTGTTGTTCTGATTTACTGTTTGCCATCTATATATACCTCTTTTAACTATATTGTTCGTATGAAGCAAAGCAGTACGGCGTGAATTGAAAATCGTACTCTCCTAAATAGTCTTCATCCCATTCCTGACACCATGCATAATAATAGGTTGTAGCTTGTGTATCTGTAATCCCTATAAAAACTAGCGGTATCAATAATGTCCCCTGCTCCACATCTTCGTATCTATTCGTAGCGAAACCATAGGCCCCGTCATAATTATCATCGAAAGGTAATACTGTAATGGGGTATTGTGATGACTGTTGTGCAGATAGCCATGTTTGTACTGTTGATACACTTGTGCCTATGGGGAATATAGCATCTATTGTCGGTGTTCCTCTCTTGTATGGATTCATGTAAGGGTCATCGTTAAAACCAATACTAGGATAAGACATACCAACTGACCAAACACCATATACTGACGTACCAATATCATTAGAACTGAATGTGGTCTTTGTCGTGAATTGTCTATCCGTAAAAACGAAAGTTCTTGGGATGATTTCTTCACCGAAACTACCACCAGCAAACACTCCTTGTGGGCTCAAGTTTATACCCATTGTGTTTACCGTTACGTTAGCCTGCTCAAGTGAATCGTAACCTGCGTCTGCTCTTATTGTATATGTTCCATTTTGTGTATACGTAACTGACTTTGATGCCTGTACGTTTCCAGTCGCAGGTACTTGAACGTTTATATGTACGTTAGCCAATGCGTCATAACCTACGTCAGGAGCTACGTCCACGCTATCGTTATTCTGCGTAAGCGTGACTGTTTTGGACGTTTGTATCGTGGGCGTAGGTACGTTTACATTTAGCGTGACCTTGCTCATTACCTTATAAC